GAGTGCCTGAGTTAAAACACTATTGAGTAGTTGTGCCTCAAGTTGCTCCTTAAAGGTTTTTTCTGGTTTTTCATTCTTCCCTATTTGAGCTCCATAAAGAAAGGCTTTAAGAATATCCTCTGTCCTAGAAGATGTATCACTTGTGGGTGGGGCTGTCGTGTTCGCGGCGACTTCCGTTGCTTTACCAGGGGTGGTGTGAAGTAGTTGAATATCATACGGATTGCCCTCTGGATCTGTCGTGCTGATAGTTCCCAAGCCTTGTCCTGGCTTATATGAACCATACCCTCTATACTTGATGGCAGTTCCCGCTGGTGCGGCAATATCAATGCCTTGATGAAATGTGCTTGCACCTGGAGTGGGCGCTTTGCGTTGGCCAAACTCACTTGTCACAGGAAAATTAAATTGCCAGTTGCCACCCCTCTGTTCAACTACTGGTGTGTCCCCCAGCATTAAATTCTGCAAAAGAAATTTTGCACTTCGTGGATTTATTGGCTTTCCTTTGTTTGGTCCAAATTGAGGGATAATCCTGGGGTCAAGGTGTGCTCCAGTTGTCGGGAAAATATCCTTACTTGGATCAACAATAAAACCCGCAGGAATAAGAGCAGCCATTATCTTTTTCTTTTTATTCTAAAACTAAAAAACCCCTGGTCTTCCAGGGGTTTAATGAGGAAATGAGTGTTAGACGCGAATTAAATCAGCAGCCAAAACAGCGTCCCAGTCAACGCGTTTAATTTGCCTCAGTTGTTCGAGATTGTTAAATCTTTCACCCGATAAGGACATTTGTAGATCTTTGATCTCACGTGCGGTCTTAAGACCAATACCCTTAATATGATCTGCGATCATCTGGGCGGTCGCTGAATTTATATTCAAGCGAGTATCCGGCGGAAAAGATCTGGGCTCCTCCTTGGCTGCTTTATCTTTTACCTGAAGAGTTTGAACTGTTTTAGTTGCTTTTTCGTCAGGTTCAAGTTCGTTTTTATAAGCAGTGAATAGGCGACCGTCCTGATCTTCAATCATGAACCAGTCGCCATTATCCCACTCCGTTACGACTTTGACGCGAGCGCCAGTCTTTGCGTGCTTGTAAAGCATAAGGACCAGAAGAATATTCTGGTCCTAGTTTAGCCTAATTAGCTAACAGTGCGCCCAAGAATATAGCCATCGATGTCTTCATAGCCAGGGGCTTCATCGGGCTGTAAATAGCACACTTCAACCACAAAATAACCTTTCTTGCCAGCGTCGACATCGCCACTGGAAATGTACCAACCACCAGAAGTAGAAGTCGCAGTTTGCGATCCACGTGCCAGTACACTGTAGGTTGCAGCGGTAGTGATCTTCTTGTACACGTTGCTTACGGTCACACCATCAGCACCGGTAGCGGTGAGGAAGGGCTGAGTGCTGTAAGCAGCGGTACCAGCGGCGAAGAAGATTTCGCCGGCTTGTCCACCAGAGGTGGTAGAAGTTAAGTTGGCTTGCGCCACGGCTTCACCCACGGTACCTGTGGAAGTCAAGCCGGTAGCAAAGGTGATCACGTTGCCGGTAGCAGCGTAAACACCAGAAGCCACACGACCATCACCCCAACCTGAAGCCACAGAAATAGTGGCACGATACACGTAAACAGGCAGAGTAGAGTCGCCTGAAATCACCATGCCAGTGATGTCAGGACGAGTGTCATCCTGCCGGTAGGGAGAAGGGACGATCACGCTGCCAGAGGCGGTAGCACCTGCGCCTGAAGCAGTGCTAACAGCCACATAACCACGGTTTTGAAAGTAACGATAGCCAGGGATGGCCAGCACCGAAGTAGGGCCACCCTTGGATGCGTTACTAACACCGTCATCGTTGGTGTCAATGTTTTTATACCAACCGTTAAGCGGTTCCGCCCAGTTACCTGGGAAGATTTTCTTAGAAGACAAATAAGACATTTATTTCTCCAAGTGTGTTTGTTTATTGTTTAATTAACTTCCGGATCACGAATCAGCAATAAAGCTGAAGGCATTGGTCACGAAATCTTTGTTAAGGATTTCAAAGCCAGCATAAAGCTGCCAGATCAAGATGATAAAGCGGCTAAAGTCATCATTATTATTGATGAGCACTTGAGCGTTAGGTCCACCAATGCCAACGCCAATGGCTTGAGGGCCAAAGAAGTAACCCTGAGCCACTTCGCGGTTGGAGAAATTGCCAGCGGCGCCGGTGTAAGAAGAACTAACGTTTTTGGTCGGGAAGTTGGTTGATTCGAAGAACTTCACGCCTTCGAACTGCACACCAGTCGGCATGACGGGTTCACCAGCCAGGAAATAAGCCTGACCAGCCTGGGGACCCATGTAGAAGCTGGCGTTGTTGGGCATCATGGGGTTGCCCATGTACATGCCCTGACCGGGATTGCCACTGTAACGAGCGATCTCACGGAAGTCAGCGTCACGACGCAAGTGCATCATGAATGTAGGGTCGCACACGCAACGGAACAGACCATCAGCGAAGGTCGGAACGTTACGCTTACGCAGCTGCTTAACCAGGGTTAACAGGTCAGTGCTTACTGAAAACTGCTGATCTTTGGCGGTAACCTCAGCAGCGGTATATGTAATCTGACCAGAGGCATTCTTTACCTTGCTGCCAGGGAAGAAATAACCGCCTTGGGTATCAGAAGCAGCACCGAGGGCTTCAGATTTGGCAAGTTCGTCGATGAAGACGCGGTCACGCCACCGGCGATAATCGTCAAGCAGAGTCAGCGAACCAATGCTCTGGTGGAACATATTCAGGTTGCCGGTATCCAACAGCAGGCGCTGGGCGGTAACCAGGGTTTCACGAGCAATTTTAAAGGTGCTGGGTTGGGTCGGGTCGCCCGGGTCAGCGGGGCCAGTGTATTCCTTCAGTACAACAAGCACCTTCTCTTTGGTGATGTTGCGGCTGTTGGCAGTACCGATGGTTTGGTCAGCAATACGCTCACGGCTGTCCTTGGTACCAGGGGTACCCCAGAACTTATAGCGGTCGAGCTGCACAGTTTGACCAGGCTGGCGGGTAAAGTCATGAACCACTACGGGCTCAACCGCCATTTCCGCAATGTAAGCAGGGTGGGGACGATAAAGTTCCGCACCTAGAATCTTTGGAAAATCGTTATCAATGAACACTTTGTTTTATCCTCCAGTGTCGCAGGAAATGTGTTTATCGGGTGAGAGATTCAGACATATTTATGTCTTATCTAACACAAATTTTAGCAGTCAGTAATTTAATGAATTACTTAATTAAATTACCGACGTACTAATCACTCCATTACAAACAGTTTGCTTGCAACGGCTTGTGGTTGAGCCTGATTTAAAAGACGCCAAGCATTCTGGGGGTCACGAGACATTTGCTCGTTGAAACCGCCCCAGAAATCACCCTGTGTTTGAGGAGCAGCGGCAGTCGGGGGAGCAGGCATTTGACCCAATTGGGCCATGACATTATTCACGGGAGCGGTGGGATAACCGCGAGTCTCCAATTGTGCTTCGTTTTCGTAAACGGGATAAGGACCTTCAGGGCCAAAAAACTTCAGCGTGTAGTCGCTAAGCACATCGGGGTTAGTAAGAATCTCGTTATAAGCCAGGTTTTCCTGGTGCTCATTAACAGAGAAATTCGCGTAATCAGTGATTACATTAGCGGCTTGGTTTCCCCACGCGACGGCGCTGTCCACCAGTCCTTCCAGTTGGAGGGCGTAGTTGTTTAGCAGTGCCGGTGCCTCGATCCCGAACGCGTCCATCACCTGACGGCTGTCCTGGCTCATCCCCACCAGATCCGCGACTTGCTCCAAGGAGAGAGTCGAAGAGGTTTGGGAATAATTGGGCGAGTATTCCTGGTTGGGCGACCATGTCAGGGGAACCGATTGAAATGTACCCTGGCTGCTGGGTAGCCCGTAATTCGCCGGGGTAAACGCTGTTGGCGCTGGTGATTGTTGACCCGGGAACGGGGATTGAACTGGAGCGCTCAGTAGGTTCACTACCTTGTTGAACGCCGATTCCCATGGGCTGCTGGCCGGAGTTTCCGACTGGAATTGGGGGGCGTACTGAGTAGGGCTTGATTGGTAGCTGGGGGCTGCCTGAGGTACCGCTTGGGGGTAGCTCATACCCACTTGATACGGAGCCGGCGCTTGTGTTGCCTGTGGGGCTGCCGCCACGTAATTGCTCGGGGCGACTGCCACTGGTGCTTGGCTCGTCTGTGGGATCGATTGGACGGTAGCGTCCTGCATAACTCATCTCCTTTTGTAATGCTTCTAAAGTGCGATACAGATATGGGGTCAAATCCAATCGCGGATCCGCAGCCATCGGTAAATCCGGTGATTGCGGGTGGGGCGTCTGCATCATTCCCCCCACCAGGCGAGCGAATGTAGAGTATGCACCCTGTAATTCGTTCACCATCCTGAACGGGAACCCCGATAGCATCGCGGCCCGCTCCTCATCCGTTTTTGACGGAAAGAGGTATTTCAGTGCTTCAATGCTATCAACACCTAATTCTTGCAGATTTCTGACAACAATGGAGTTATTTAAAATATCTTGTGTAGTATCCTCGTAAACAGGACCCAGCCAACGCCATTCAACAGTGATATCCCCATCAGGAATGAGTCCCATGACTCCCGGTGGAACTTGTTGGGTCTTGAGACAAGCTATCATTAATCCTTTAACTTGCTCATTGAAAAGCTTCATGGCTTCGTCGTAGGCAGTAATATCTTCCTGAGGCGCATTCTCTGGAAGATCCAGGGGCTTTTCTAAACCTGCGGCGGCGGCAAGTGTTTCGCGGAACAGACGTTCCTCTTGATAAACAATAAGCTCTAGACAGCGACAAATGCCGTAGGTATAAACAGCAGTTGATTTTTTCTTTGCAGTAGCTGAAACGCGACCAAATAACGATTTGTATTCAGTTGCTGTAACACCTGCAGAAATTGAAAGCTCGTCAACTCCGCCCAAAGCGGTACGAATCTCTTCTCGATAAACACGAGCAAAAGAATTTTGATCGCCCGTAATTGCATCTGGAACAATATAACCAACTCGGTCGTTTGGTTCCAGGTTTGCAATAACACGTGGCACCCGTAACTGGCCGTCAACACCTCGATAAACTGGGTCCGTCTTAAATCGAGACTGGCTTAAAGGGCTGGTGCCAGCAAAACCGGAGTTTGCCGCAATAGAGGGACGTTGAACAGTAACGTCTCCGCCGGACTCCATTAAATCCGTTTTAGGACGGGACGAGAGTAATGTCGGGTTGCCAAAGAACTGAATGTTTTTACGCATGGTACGAACTAATTCGTCATGCGTACAGATGTGGTTGGCTAAAGCATCA